CCTGCATCACTCGCGCCCGATGATTGCCTCTACGTATGGTACGTCAAGTAGCTGTTGTTGGTACAACTGCGCCGCCTCCGGAGAAAGCGTGTATGTGTAGCGTCGAACTACACCATATGCAGCAGAATATGCCGCAGTTAGGGTCATAGCTAAACCCCTCCCAATTGCACCGAGCACTAGTGAATCACCATGATGTGCGATCGGTACGATCCTTGGCAAAACTACCTTGTAGTGGAACGCCCACTTCTTGCCTTCAACCGAACCCCAGCCGTTAGGTGGTACAACTCCACGTGGAAGTTGCAAAATAGTGCAATCCGCATACATATCGTGTACAGGCGTACCTTCACAGAACAACTGTCCGTTACGCTTCACCACTGAAGGTTTGTACAAGTGTATCCATCCCATACGACTCACATCGCTTGTTAGGCTTATGCGACCATGACAGTTCGAATACTGAGTGTCAGAGTATGGTTTGCGGATTACAACAGGCAGCATATCACTAACTGAAGCTGCAAGGACGCCAGTATCAGCTGTGCAATCCATCAGTCCGCCAAAAGCGTGGCCGCTAAGTGACGAAAACAGGCGTGCAAACGCACGAATATCATCATCATAGCTATTCTGTGTTCCGTAATATACCGAGCCACAAACTTCGTATGAGTCTACTATCTCATCTTGTTCAGGCCAGTCCTCATAAGTGGACAGGCTGATATCATCGACCGTCGGGTTGGTCACCAATGCAGCCATGTAGTCCGCTGGGCCTGATGTCTTAAGCATAATTCCATGCATTCCCTTCTCCCATTTGGTCGTACCACTTCGACCGTCTGGTGTCAGCAACCTAGTTACGTTACCAGTACTCATCACCGGCTCATCGCTGATCGTTGTCATTGCCCACAAATCACTGCTAGGCAAAGCGCTTCCCGCCGGGGTGGCGAAAGCTATGTGTGCACGGTTAATGAAGCCCGACTCAAGCAGAGCTTGTGCGACGGTGGGTGTTGATCCCATCGCCACCAGTGCATCGACTACCAATGATGAATCTCGAAGCACCTTCCTGTCTGCGAGTACGGCATATACCGACTTTGCGCTCAAATCACCAGGCCAAAATGGGCTGCGGTGCAGTTCACGGTTCAACATACGCTCGTCATCTCTAACTCGGACGCCCGTAGTGTACGCAAAACCCGTAGCCGTAATTACCCGGCTGATCGCTGGATCCAAACCTAAAACCGGCGGAATGCGAATATCTGAAGGCTTCGCTGCAACCTCAACAAAACCAATTCCTCGCATCCAGTCGACGTCAGGGATATTAAGTTTCCCCTTATCTCTGGTAAGCATGGAGTACAACTGTCTTCCCGCCTTATCCCGAATAGCAATGGCGAACTTGGGTGAAATCTCCTGATTCTTAAGCGATGCGTCAGCCCTTCGACCGACCCACTCACCGTAGAAACTTTTGCCGATAATAACTCCGGCTTCCTTCAACCTATCATTTGCAGCCGAGGATAGCGCCAATTGCCGCTGATCGATCAGAATTCCCTTAAGCGAGTCAACTTGCTTACGCAAGGCTGTTCGCACGATCGTGGACGCAAAGTCACCTTCAAGCTTTGACTGTGGCAGTTTGAGTGCGCGAAGTCGAGAATACAACCACTTATCGCCCTCTGAGAAATAGGAAATCGCTACTTCCGTGAGCATCCGGACTTCAAAAGGACTGTCCGGTAGAATGCCTACTCCAAATGGTGGTGAAAGTGCTGCGTACCCTGGTGGTACGTAAACGTTGTAACGCCTGTCTTTGCGCTTAAGCGCCGTGACAGGAATCGACAGCCGATGAATCAACATCCAATCACGCCAAGCTATCGAGATCTTAGCGCTCCAACCTCGCGCCGCCATCGTTTGTGAAATACTTGACACTACTTGTACGCTCGACTCTGGCGTCGTGCGTGCCATAGTTCTCTCAGACGTAAACGGTTGAATCTGAGTAAGTCGCGGGATGTAGTAACCATACAATACCGCCTTCTTAGTGTACTCCGAATAGAATGACCTAATCGCAGTCTTGTATGGGTTAAGATCGAAACCCATCTGCCTTGCGTAATCACCCATCTCAGTAGCTACGTGAGGGTTCACCTCTCCCAATATGTAGTGGATTGCGTCATCTCCATGAATCCTTGAGGAGATGACTTTAGACAGTACTGGGATTACTTCCATGTACACAAACCACATAGCGATGTTCACTAGTGTGTTCTGAGCTGACGTTCCCAACTCACCCGACAACAACCCCGCAACGATCGGGATCGGCTCACTACCATTGATAGTGAACGTAGTGCCAATCTTAGCCTCATCAACCGCGGCAAACCATTCACCATAGGTCTTGTACTCGATACCTAGCTTCTCCCTGAACTCCTCAGGGATCTGCTCCTGCATCGCTGGCGACGTCGAAATGATATCACGCCACAGCGCACGAAGTGAATTAGAATGATGCGCATCGAAAGCTAAATAATCAGTAGCAATAGAAGTAATGTCCTTCTCAACAGTGGCCCTGAATGACTCGCGATGTGCGATGAAAGGATTCTGGTGGTCATCTCCAATCGACGAGATGTTAGATGGGACGTACCCAGGTTCCCTCTCTCTAAGCAACGAGTGGTAGATGCTGGACATGTGGTATACCTCAGCTAGGAAAATGTGGAACGGCACTAGTAGAATAATACGAGTTTGACGTCCGACCGTATCGCGTTGACCAGCGCGACCAGCGGTAATCGTCTCTACATTCAGCAAATGTTTGCCGACCCCATCGATACCTTCAGCAAGGAAACGGAACATCTTGCTGTGGCTCGAAATATCTAGCGAATCGCCTTCAATTCGTGATAGGACGCCATCAAGGCCTGTAAGGTTATGTTCTTTGGCATACTCTTGCAAGCTCGACTTTAAGACGGTAATCTTAACCTTCTCTAACCCCGCGCTGGTGGCCTTCATACTCGCCGCCAAGTGTCGAACATATGCTGGGTAACTCATATGTTTCATCTCCGTCATGATATCGGTCAGAGTCCTTCGCAGCTGAAAAGTCAGCCGATCCCAAGTAGTGGTAGTTGTATCAGGATTTGGTACACTGGGGGTGAACTGTTCAGTGATCATCATCCTAGAATCGGCACGGATGAACCCCGCCATATTCTCAGGCGCGGTATAAAAACAATATGCAAGACCGCCATCACGCAAAGTCTGACTGGTTACGTCACAGTTAGGCAGTCCTGCGCCCTTGGTCAATCCTTCGTAAACCTTACGAGTGTATGGACCGACCTCAGTCCCAAGCTCAGTGAGTGACTCACTAACCTTTGACTCGATGAAGTTGAAATAATTCTCATCATCCCCACTAATGCGCTTAAAAGTGCCGTCCCAATCCAAGTTAGGCGCTGGCATGCCTTGAGTAGCCGACATGCCTCCCTTCCAATTCGGAACCAACACCGACCTACCACCAAGTGATGACGCAAAAGCGCTCGGAAGTAGGGTTCGCAGCTTCTTAAGTCGTAGAGCGCGTTGAGGCGGCCAAACGACAATGAACTTAGCGATTTCAGCAATTGATGCACGAATGTCTGGATCGGTAAAATTCCACCAATGCGCTGCTGCGTTCATCAAAATGACGACGCGAGGACCGAACATCGTATCATATGTCGGCAGTGCTCCGCGCGAATTCTCAGCATACGGATCCAATGGATATTGGCTTACATAAGCCACTAGAGCCATCGCAATTGGGTTCTCAGTCAATCGATCCTCGAACATTCCCAGGAACGATGCGTAAGCGCGTGACAAACTAGTCAGACCACCGGTGACACCCTCCCGGCGTACGCGATTCATTGCTTCACCCGTGTAGGCTTCATTGCTAACAAAGTGATTCCTGCCATATGACTTAAATGTCACGACTGGCAGATTGACACTAGTAAATCTACTAGTTTCTGGGTCCCACATATCTTGTAGGTCCTTATCAGAATGAGCGAAACCCGTTGCTTCTAGAATATCAAGCATCACTTCGCGAACGTCATCATTGACGAACCTACCGCGCACGAACTCCTCAGAGAATTTCCTGAAGACGTTCGTCGACGAGCGCGGTCGACTAGTTAGCAGAGACATAACAATCTCTTGTGCATTTCCAACATTCAATTCCTTGATCTCCTCAACATCGGAGCCCAAGGCGCGGTGAATACGTCGCAGCTTCTGAAGCTGGCCCACATGCCAGTTAGCGAGCCAGTCAGGAGCGAAGATCGAC